TCAGACGGCTACAACTGTCCAGTCTTTTCCCCGGTCATCATGATATTTTGCCGTTTGCTGAGGTGACTTGTGACCGAGTAATTTTTGCGTATCGATTCCTTGAGCCTCATACAATCGTTCAGACAGTGAACGCTGTTCGTGAAATGTTGGTGCTTTACGTTCAGGCCATGAAATACCGGTGCGGTTTCTGGCTTTTTTGAAAGTAGTTGTGATGGAATTTGCCGAAACTCGATCGCCTCTCGTGGCCTGTGATGTACTGTGCCGGAAATGTACCAGGTATTTACTGACAACGGCATCACGACACTTAGCCACAACCTCACGCAGGGAGATATCCAGCGCTTCACAACGCAGTGATAGCGGCAACGCCACTTTGGCGCCCGTCTTTTCATGCTCGACGTGGAGCATGTCATCCCAGATGTCGGAGAACTTCATCCGGGAAATATCCCCGATGCGTTGTCCGGTGACGACGGCCAGCAGCATTGCACACTGAAGATAGGGTGGATGTTGCTCCGCTGCGGCGTAGATTTCTTTCCACTCCTCGAGTGAAAGGCGTTCGCGGATCACACGGTTGCGCGGCTGGCGAGTTGCTTGCGCCGGGTTGTAGCCTGGGGGAACATGCCCGGCGTGCTGGGCCTCCTTGAACACATCGATCAGCGTCGTCCGGACAACCTGCGCCATACGGTTATAGCCCTGGGCCTTTACCGCATCCACGACTTCCGCGATTTCCAGCGTGGTAATGTCTTTTAGGTACATCATGCCTGAGTGCTGCCGCAGCAGTTCAACGGGCTTTTTCTTCTGTTTTACTGAGTTCAATTTTATATCCCCTGTTTCTAGTCGTTCATCCTGAATTGCCAGATAGCGGTCTAGCCAGGTTGTAACGGTTATAAATTCTCGGGATTCCCTCATCCGGGCGATTTTTTCGTTAACGCTGAGGATCTGCCTGGTGCGCTGTTCTGCGATAATAGTGTTGGCCTCACTGGCGACCTGTTTTGCTTCCTCGGCATCGGTTCCGAGGCTGTGGAACTTTCCCGTTACCGGGTGTTTGTATTGCCAGTACACGCGCCCGGTACGCTTATCCAGTTTTGAGTACAGATTAGGGATGGTGATTTTATGGGTTCGTGGTCTGGCAGCCATCTTCAATAATCCTTCTCAGCTTGGGGTTTGCGGTCGGTGCGATTTTTGGTTCAGCTAAAATGCCGATAAATCGGGCTTCACGATCAATCATCCACTCTCTGCCTACTTTTCTGGCTGGTGGTGCCATCATGTGGCCCTTGGCATATTTTTTTAATGTGCGAAGGCTAGGGGCTAAACTTCCAAATTCTTCCTCCGCCCATTCTTCTAAGCTCACCATTCTGGCCATACTCGTACCTCATACAGCCGACCAGCAATTTAGCGCTGACCGGGCTTTAAAACTGATTATCAAAAATCACTTACGGTCGGCTTTCAGCATGACGACTGAAACACCGGTACCATCAAACTCGTTATCGATTAACCCTGACCAGCTACATACCCAGCCGGGTAAAATATCTTTTCTGCGCATACCACCGGGCAGGATGGCCACAAGGCGACCACCTGGTTTAACTAGGCTGGCAGCCGCCTCCACATGCGCTTTGGCCCGACCTTCGCTGAACGGTGGATTCATCACCACTTTGTCAAAGCGGCTGCTGGTGGCTTCGGCCCACTGGATAAAATCAGCCTGTTCGACGTTGAAACCTTTCCCCTCGAGTACCCGGCAGTGGAGTGACGATATTTCCACGCATTGGGTCTGCTCTGCTGGCATCAGCGCGGCAATATTCCCAGTGCCGGCACTCGGCTCCAGGCATGAATCGCTAGGCTGAATATCGGCTTCGGAAACAGCCCACTCGGCCAGCGATTCAGGGGTTGGGTAAAACTGATGCGACTGATGATCAGGAATACACCCCGACGCGATAATCTCACCGAGCACGCGGGAAGGGTCGTAATCGAATTCCCATATGTTGATGTTTCTGCTTGGGCCTGCTTTGATCAACACACCACCGATAATTTCCAGAATGGCCCCGGCCTGGCCTCTGATAGCCTTATCTTCATCGCGCCAGTCAAAGCGACGGTTGAACGGGTTGGTAGTAAGGGGCTGTGTCGGCTCATCCCAGCGGTTGCGGTGAATCGGGGTGTGCCGTTCAGCCTTCAGACCTGCCAGTACTTCCAGAACGGAGAACGGCAGCGGTTTACTCATTAGCACGAATTCTTTGAGCTTTTTCTTCGGCTTCTGACGGAATTGTGGCGGGATCGCCAACGGGTACAGGTGTGCCAGAATGCAGTTGAGCCGCCAGGCCATATCCGGGTGTACTTCGAGGTGTGCTGTACCTTTCAGATATGCCCGGACACGCAAAGCGCCACCGTCCAGCATTAGCCATTCACCATGACGGCAACGGGCTTCCTGTAGTGCGTCGTCGGTTACACGCCAGCGGGGTTCATCGCGACCCATGAATTTCGCGATAACCTGCCGTAGATCCTGGATGTAGCCGCTCATATCATGATTGGTTGTTCCGTATTCGTTGAATACCCGCGGGAGGATCATGCGCTTGCCAAAACCTTCCGGCCTGTTGGTAACGTGGTCACCGGATAGGGCGCGAAAAATTCCATCCACACGTTCGGAGAAGAATTGTTGGCGTGAGTTAAGTAATTCCATGATTGTCGGCCGCACGGTTTCTTCTTCGAAGTCAGGCGTTTTCATTTCCCTAATCTGCTCGTTCCATTCCGTGCGGCGGTTATTTGGCATGTATTCGTAAACGTCAGTCATATTCAGTGCTTTTTGCCAGAAGGTTGCATTCAGGCTGGCGATAGCGCCTTCGAGCTCAAATAGGCGGCTGACGCCACCAAAATAATGGCGGCGATCATGATCCTGGTTACCTTCCAGAAAATGGTGAACGGATGCATGGTGCGTATTAATTAACCCGGACATCATTTCTATGTCGGTTCGGAGTTGTTTGTACTGGCCGATCAGGGAATCAACTAGGTCGGTGGAAGCAGGGGCGAAAAACGCCCCATCCGACAGTTCTCCGTAAAGGATTTCTGTGACTTCACTCATGCCTTGCTAGCCTCAGAAATAAGCCAATTTTGCAGTGGTGCAGGGTAGAGCACTCGGCGCTTACCGCGGCGCCCAGAATCATACTGATCGTAAAAACCTTTGTTCACGTCCTCCCAGTGCCACTGAAGTTCGCCATTGGCGTCGTGATGACAAAATTCACACTGATAAATAGGCTCGATATCCATTGCAGCCAGCGCAAACGCTGCTAAAGCCTGTAAATCAGATGGCGAATACCCATGACGTATGCCAGATGCAATGTAGCGCTCTAAACGCTTACGACTAGGCAGTTCTGTTGTCATGCTCATGCACGCTCCTGTAATTTCAGTACCTGCTGACGGTGTGCTTCGCTCTGAGGAACGCCAGTGAAGTTAACGGCTACGAAGTAGTCGATACGGTCCTTTTCAGTAGCATCATCAAGAATGACAGCAGATAAAACCGGGCGACCAAAACACAGCTGTTCTGCTCGCGACAGCTCAAACCAATAAATTTCTAGCCCATCAATAACTATTGGGATTTCGTTATTTATGAACATTTTCAACGTCGTCAGGCGCTGTTTCCCATCTACAACTTCAATGTATGGCCCGTCGCAATCGCCCCAATCCGGCGCTTTAGCCAACGCCACGCTGCCAATCGGGAATCCTGATATCAGGACGCGCAAAAACGTCTGCTGTTCATCATGTCCCCACACATACTCGCGCTGATACTCGGCACCGAAATTGAGCGCTCCACGTCGAATCCAATCGATGTACATCTCAATTGGGTATTCACCAGTTCTGGCGCGGAAAACTTCAGCTTCACGAATGCGGTTGCTCATTGGGCGGCTCCTTTTCTCTCGACTGCGAGACCAAGAAGAAACGCACTGTCATTTTTGTGTTCGCTGCATGCCCAAAGCACTTCATCATCACCACGAAAAATATCTACCTGTACCGTAGTTTTGAATTTCGCTACCGCGCCACAACGACACTTAGCGGAGGTATTATTTTTCTTGGACAAAACGCCACCAATTCTTGGATATTTGCTCATGCTGCACCTCCTTGTGCATCCAGCCATTCAAATACATTCCAGTATTTCGACCAATCCGGTTGGCCGTAATCATTGGCATCTTCATCCCATTCGCCGATAAAAGGGTTTTCGCATACCGAGGTGAGCCATAAACCGATTGCAGGTGAGTCGGGGGTGCTCTCAAAAACTTCTGCGATTCGAGGCCAGTGATTTACGTGATTCTCATCAACGGGGAAATCGGAGAGATATTGGCGAATGCACCGCGCAGCGCGTGCATAGTCATCCCGAACGACAATCATGTTATCGAACGTCATTGCCAGCACGGCGCGGTTGTGTTCGGGAATATCCATACGCTTTGGTAGGGGCCAAATTTTGTCTATTACACTGATGTAGCCATAGCAACTAGCCCCCAAATAGCGCATAGCCATATCATTCCATACGACCGGGCCGCTTCCCCAGCCGTTACTTAGCTCTTCCATTTCTTCGGATTTCTCACCTGGCCATACTGAAATTACGGTAGTGCTGCTCATTTTCTCATTTCCTTTAATTTCGATAATTTCACTGTTGGTGGCTGCTCAACTATTCCGTGGTGCCGCCGGTACCCGTTCCGCATGTGCCAGATGATTTCTTCGGTGTGGTCTTTGAAGTCATCGGGTTCTGTTCTTCTGGGGAACAAAAGGCTGTTTAATTCGTCGCTCATATATCTGCCTCAGTGGGCGGCCATTGCTGGCCGCATCCGAGTTAACGCACCTGTAAAGATTCAGATCCGACTTCGAGGTGAGCGCCTTTGATGTCTTCACCCGCCTCGATGGCCTCTTTAATTTTTTTCTTGTCCGGTGCAACGACGGTGACGACACTGACCAGCTCATCAGGCAGTTGGTTTTCGTCATCAATGACCACTGACAGAGATCCTTTGCGAACAGTGAGGGTGTTACGCTCGGTCTTGAAAGTTTTAAGCTCTGCGGCCTGTAAGCACTTCAGGATGTACGCCTTCAGGTTTTTGGCCTGGCCTTCAAAAGACTTTTTGCGGTCACTAAGGCGTGCTGTTTCGTCCGCTACGGTTTTGGCCTGGCCTTCGAGATTGCGGACCAATGTCATGATCCCGTCGAACTTGTCGCCCAGGGCGAGTTGTTCACCTTCGAGGGTGTCGGCAATGTCCTCCGGGGAAAACTCTCCGGCTTCAACGAGAGCCATCAGTTTGGTCATGTTGGCGGCGATGGCGATTGCGGTAGTGTTCTGGCTCATGCTGATTGCTCCTGATTTTCTGTAAGGATTTTGATACGTTGATCTTTAATCTGTGAGAGGCGGCGTAAACGGCCTGACAGGTACTTGACGTGTTCACTGTCGCCTTTGTCTTCAGCCGCTTTTCGGTGCACTTCCACTTCACGCGCCAGGGTGTCGAATACCTTTTTGGCTTCATTGGGGATGACGGCGTGCTCGATGGTGTTTGCAACGCGGGTAAGTTTTTCATCCAGTTCGTTGCGCAGACGGGTAACGTCCCCCGCCTTTTCTCCTGCATTGGTGAGGGCGAATTCGTCTGCGTTATCCTTGCGATACTGAGGGTCGTCAAACAGGCCCAGGAATACATCAGCGGAGAAGCCGAGCTGTGACAGAGCTTTTTTAGTGGCGTCTGTAAGAGATTTTTTCGGAGCCTCCCCGTCGCTCATTACGCCATTTTTGGTTCTGGTAATGTAAGGCGTGCAGCCGTAAGCGAAAATTTCGCCTTCTTGCCCATGCCACTGATACCAAAATCGGACTTTGATCGTATGGTTGACTTCGGTCAGGTAACCACCGCGCCCGTCAGGGATGATTTCTTGTACTGGATTGCCGTTACCGTCTTTAACGTTACGGAAGAGGGGGGCGCCATTTTCGAAGCGTTCCTCAAGTATTTCTACTTTCCAGTTAATACCTTGTGGCCCGAGGTGCTTAGTTGCTTGCATAACCATCCAGGTGCCGTTGATGGATGTACCGCCGCCGTTATTAGCAAATGCTTTGGTAAATTTCTCATCGGTTTTATGGACTTTTTTCCACAGGCCCAGATTGTCCTGTACATCCTTCGGTTGCCCGGCGAAGTCCTTTTCTACGTGCTCTGCACGCTGCTGGAAATTGTCAGGCTGAGGTTCATCTTCCGTTTTTTCGACTTCATTTGAGGGGGCTGACGACTCGGATTTTTGTTGCTCTTCCATCAGGTTATCGATAGAGGAAACACCGTCGGCGATTTTCTTAACTTCAGGTTCAGGTGATACATTTTCACCAAGTGCTGTTTCCAGTTGTTCAGTTCTTTCCTCAAATGCTGCGCGGAGTCCTTCTCTCGCCAACCGTTCCTGCTCAGGATCAACATACGTACCTGCTTTACGCGCCTGGTGCTCCTGCTGGCTGATCTCGATGTAACCATTTTCTTTGATCAGTGCTTCCAGGCTGTGCAGTTTGTTCGCGCGACCGATTTTGTCGGCATTCGCTGAGCGCCAATAAAACGGCCCGGTACGCTCTACAGGTGGCGCAGTTTCCACCGTCCCCGTTGCTGACTCATCATCAGAGTACTGCGACGCCACTGTAGAAGTTTCTGGCGATTCAGATTCCAGTGGGCCAGTTGATGCCGCCGTGTTCTGTTCAGTTTCATCGTCTTCGTTCTCCATCTTGCCGTGGGCTTTGAGGTACCCGGTGATGTACTGTTTATGCGACTCCGGAAAGTGATAGGTGTCGGTTGCTGGTACGTTCCGAACCACGCCGAAAATAGTCGGGCGGTCATATTTGAGAATGTTGGGCTGGGTACGGAGTTGGATAGACCAGCGTTTAAAGTCCTCGCGATCGTCTTTGATAATTCCATTAGCCCAACGGGTAACTGATGGCAGCGGGCCGTTAGGGTCAACATCACCAGCCCAGAGCGCCGATGCTATCTCTATATCCAGAGTGTCGAAGGTATGCTTGTAAGGACGAGGTACCACGGTGGTGACTGGTTCAGCAGCGCCTGTGCTGATGGCGTCGACTGCACCTTCTTTGCGTTCTTCTTCGTGCTGCTTCAACCATCCTGCTAATACAGCTTTAATATCAGGCCATTTTTTTGATGGTGGGCATTTCTCGATAACGTAATTTATTGCTTCGATCACCCGTTCAGGGTGCATCGATGCGATTGCCGGCATCTTAGTGATTGCTTCGGTAATATGACCGTCAAATGTACTCGCATCGTCCTGGAGCAGTTCAATTGCTTTTGGAAGGTCATCATTATTTATTTCTGATGTGCCGAATTTTACGAGTACAGCAACTCGCATTGCCTCAGATAATTTATAAAACTCCACTGGCTTAACCTGAGTTTTAGCAACCGGGTGACCGAGTTCCTTATTCCAGTCATGTTCGAATAGAAAGGTTTCATCCCATTCTTCAGTAGGGAAAGGGACACCTTCCACAACTGCATAGATGCGCATTTCAAAGCTGGCGTCATCAGCTTCAGGAAATGCCTCCATAAAAAGCAGCGTAGCTTTTGCACGTGCCTGTTTTTCATTGGTTGCTTCGAAGGTATGAGCAATTCGCATTGTGCCTTCTTCGTTACCTTGCTCATAGCAGCACACGGTATATTTAGACATTTTCTCCTCCGTTATTTACGGCTTGATAAGTTTCATTTAATTTTCTCAGTACGTTTTCGGGTAATACGTGCTGAAGGTTTTGTTTGTCGCAAATCTTTAATTGACTAATCACATATGTCGCCAGTTCTTCGGTTGTTAGATACCCTTGGGCGATTAATGCAATAATCATTTTTTGCATTGCACCTGGCGCAATGCTCAATGTGATTTCATCACCGTTTGTCAGTGATAAATTTTTGAACGCGAGAGTAATATCCAATTTATGGCTCCTCATTTATCAGATTAAGCACTTAACAAATGCTTATACTGATAAATGCCCCGAGCTAACGGGGCGAGTGGATTAATGACGGCGCGATGATGCCAGCCCTGAGTTGAATGCCGATTTATACGATTTGTAGTTGCCGTGTTCTCTCTCCGCTTCGTGCAGATTGAGGTAGGCATCCGTTAACTCATCAATGGCGCAGTTAGGACAATCGTACATGCCGAGGACGTAACCACCATCTAACACGACCGTAGTTGAACCAACAGGTGTTGTGTGTATAACGCCAGCTATAGAATTTTCACAGTTAAAAAGATTCAGTTCCTGATTAACTGCAATTAAACGAAGGTTAATAATTCCGATGGTTTTCATATTTTGCTCCTGAATTTAGATTGAGTAATATCCTGCCGGATAAACGGCATATTAAAAAAGTGCAACTAACAGCTATAAGTCGCGGCTGGAATCAGACCCGCATACGTCAACCTGAAACATAAAAAAAGAAATCAAACTAATTATTGCAAATGCCAGAATAATAAATATGAATCCAGTTATGATTAAAATGGTCTCCATTATTAATACCCCGCTGGTGTTTCTTCTCCCCGGTGAACTATGCCTTCAACAGGATAACAATTGCCTTCAATTTTTTGCTGTTCTGCCTCTTTCATACATTCGGTATAAGTTGGGAATACATCAATAATGCTATCCTGAACTTCCCCGGTTGTAAGATAAGTGGTCAGTACCAGTGCAAATAGAGTTCCCATTAGTGAAGAGTCCTCCCGGTTGCTTCACGGAATAGCTGCTTTGCTTCTTCCCATTTCATTGCATCGCGTGTTGCCACAGCCTTAGCCGCAAGGCACTGAGCCTCATGAATGCATTTCTTATTGTGCTGCTGTGTAACCATTCTTTGCTCTCCTGTGTTGTGCCTGATTATTTATCCACCTCAGGCGGCGGTGGTATACTGGAGTTCTCACACAACCAGTAAGGAAATAAAATGGCAAAATTCATCGTCCGTATAGAACTGCGAGATTCCGAATCTGCTGATTATGATGCTTTGCATGAAAGACTAAGCACCCATGGTTTTAGTAAGCAAATTCCTGATACTCGTGGTAATGGAGAGGTATTTCTCCCTAATGCTGAATACGTTAAACAGACCGTCGAGGGGATTTATTATGTTGGTCATCTGGCTAAGTCGGTTGCCGAAAAAATAAGACCAAACCCCAAGGTTCTTGTCACTGAAGCAAAAGATTTATTCCAGATCGGACTCGATCATGTGTAGCTGAACTTTAGCTATCGCAATCCGCTCTCTCATTGAAATATCCCTTGCCGCATTGTTCACAGGGGGGATTTCAACCAAGATCCCATCAGAAGTGTCAGCTCCTTCAACAAACTCCGGGCGGCCACTGTTCGTTACGCTCTTTTCAGAAAGGGTTTGCATTGCCAACCAGATGCGGGCCTCAGTGCCTGCATTTGGCTCAATCTGCTGCAGGCGTTTTGCATCTTCCAGTAACAGCGCGATTACGTGCTTTAACTCTTCCATCTCACATCTCCTCTTAAGCCCTTAACGCCGGGTCGCGGAACGTTTTTGAGAAATCACTGTGTGGTTTCGATGGGATGAGATTAGCCATTGCTAAGTATTAGATCAAGCTAAAATTAAGTTATAGCTCGAAAAATTGACGTGAAAAAACGCAAATGCATGAAAACATTAGCGTTATTTTTTTAGGCTGCGTTTCTTGGCTTTAAGCAATTCTTCGAGCAGGTTTTGATTATTTATGACTCGAGCGCGAAGCTCGCTGAGGATAGCTTCTTGCTCAGTATCCGTTATTGCGGTGAACAGCTCGAGTAGCTCTTGCTGGCGCTCGTCAAGCTGGATTGGGAGATCGCTTGGTTCCTCCGGTGCTTTATTCTCATCACCAAAAAGAATCCATGCAGCAGGGCACTTCAGCACCTTACATAAGGCGTGAAGGTTTTTCCCTGTCGGCTCACTGGTGTCCCTTTCCCACTGTGATACCGATACATCGGAAATTTTCAGTGCTTTAGCTAGGGATTTTTGTGTTAGGCCAAGGCTTTTGCGTCGAGAGCGAATGCGCTCTCCGATGGTCATGTCTTGTATTGTCATAGTTAGCTAATACTAATATTCCTTGATCAAGTTATGGCTTGTGTATATCTTATTAGCTATGGCTAATTTATGAGGTTGAAATATGTACACAAGGGATGCGCTTAAGTTTTTTGGAAGTAAAAGCCGATTGGCAGTAGCTGCCGGGGTAAAACTTCCATCGGTCTATAAATGGGGCGAACTTGTTCCTGAAGGTAGAGCAATGCGCCTTCAAACGGCATCAAACGGTTCGTTGGTTTATGACCCGGGTTGTTATGACAGCCATGCTAAAGCAAAGCGTAGAGGGGAACTGAATCATGAAAATCAGTCCTCCGATTGATGCCGTCGCCGCCGAGCTGGAACGATGGGCACAGGTGGACGGCTGGAAAACTGTTGGCCTGGCAGTTGCTGAGCAGTATCACGCGGCTGGCGGGGGTGACATTTTACCAACAGCTGATTCTGAAAATGGACTCAGCAACGCGACACAGCGTGTAAAGCGTATTTTCCGTGGGTTCGATGGCCCAAGGTACGCGCCCCAGGCTGAAGGCTTGAAGTCAGCAGCACTGGCTGCGTTACCCACAGAACGCCGTGCCCGAGTCGAATTGCCCGGTGATCCAATTTTATTGGCGGCGCTCGCGGCGAAAGAGGGAATAGAGGCGGTGAATGCTGTAAATCTCGGAGCGGCGCCAGCTTCTGCACTTAAAGAAATAAATCAGGCTATCGCGGCGTTTATTGCGACCAGAACAGCTATTGAACTGGTACTGCATCGTGAAAGCCGAGAAGTATATCGGAGAAGTTATGCGTGAAATTAAATATAAAACTGCGAATGCCAAAGGCTATCAATTGGATACCTGGATACCAGAAATGCCAGTGAATAACGTATCGGAGCAGTACGCGATGACTTTGCCTGTGACTGTTGCAATGCCATTGAACAAAGCTCCGATAACGGTACGGCAAAAACTAGCCCGAATTTGTTTACGAGTGCTTATGCCATCACTTTTTTCAAATTTTGGAGGTGATACAGCAGTTGGTCTAATTGCTGTTCATCAATCACTAGTTCCAATTGATGGGGATAAGTTCGCACTTCGCCTGGAGCGAAAAAATGACGCCCTTCCAGTTTTAGAATTCCTACGTTCTGGCCGGAAAGCTCTGCACTCGAATCAACAGAATCAATCCAATAACTCAGTTTTATAGGCAATTGTTTATCAGACATGTCGAACCTCCTTCGGTTCTTTAGGTGTAGGAACCGCAAGGGTATACCGGGGGAAGGTTCGGCACCAAACACTAAGCGATTTTTAGGCGGTTCGCGTGGCAGAAATTAAAGACGGTTATACGCGCATTGCTAATGATCTTCTGGAGACTGTAATGCTGGCGGGATTATCCCTGTTGATTAAATTTCCGGTAGAGGTGGGCTGCACAACACAGGCCCGAGGTTATGAATATGAGTAGGGCAGCAACAGACTGGGTGTGGGACTTACAGATCAAGCCCGCCACCTTGAAACTAATATTACTTTCGATGGCTGATCGAGCTGATGAAGAGCATCAATGTTTCCCTAGTATTTCGAGGCTGGAGAAAGACACCAGCCTGAACAGAAAAACTATTCAGGATGGCATTAACACTCTAATTGAAATGCAATTGGTTGAGGATACTGGAGAGCGACGCGGGGCAACAAAACGGGTTCGTGTTTTACGGCTACGTATCGATGTGAAAGTCTGCGTTAATGCATCCAAAATAGGTAATATATCCAATTTTGGTAATGTTCCCAAAAATGGTGGTATTCAAGCTGAATCAAATGAACCCAAAAATGGGCTTGTTTCCGATGGTGTAAATGATCCCGAAATTGGGAATGTACCCAATATTGGTAATATACCCAAAAACGGGACTTTGAATGATCCCGATTTTGGGACTTTGAATGATCCCAATTTTGGGACGCAGAATCTATCAGTTAACCCAACAGTTAAACATGTTGGTGGAACTGCTGTCGCAGTTGCCCAAAAACAGCCTGTCGAAAAATTAAATTACGAATCCATTCTGGACAGCTATCACGAACTGTTACCGGAAATGCCACAGGTAAAAATTCTTACTGACTCAAGAAAAAAATCTATTCGCTCGTTCTGGAAGACATTCCAGTTTACCGATGAACGTTGGAAGGCTTACCTGAAATACATCGGGGAGCGCTGCCGCTGGATGCTGGAAGACCGCCCGAACGGAAAGGGGGGATTCTGGAAACGTAAAAACCTGGATTACCTGATCACCGAGCGTTGCTATGTGGCCGTCAAGGAGGAGCGAGCCAATGACAACAATGACAAATAACCCGCAGATGCATTACAACGTTGACGCTGAACAGGCTGTTTTGGGTTGCCTGATGGTGAATACCGACCACGAACGTTCTGATCAGGTGTATGCGATGCTGAAAGCCGGCTCGTTTTATCTACGGGCGCATAGCGTTATTTTCGAGTTTATTCGTGGACTGCATCGAGCAGAACACCCGACAGACTTGCTAACACTGGCGGACAAACTGGAAGTGAGCGGACGCCTTGAGGATGTCGGTGGGTTTGCGTACCTAGCTGAAATCAGCAAAGGAACCACGCCGTCAGCGATGGTCCACTACGCCGGGATCATCCGCGAAAAAGCAGTTATGCGCTATGCGGTGGAAAAACTGAATTCATGCCTCGAAATCATGAACAGCACCGCAGACATGACGGCGAACAGCCGAATTGATGCCGTCCAGCAGGTGATCGGCAGCGTGGTTGAACATACACGCTCCGGGCGTAAAGGGGGGCTGAGACCTGCTGCTGATGTAGTGAATGACTGGGTTGACGACCTCGATCACCGATTCAGAAACCCGGAAAGTGCTGCTGGCCTGACACTGGGTATTGAGAGTCTTGATCGCCTGATGGCTCCGAAACAGGCATTGCGTGGGGCGTTGGTGGTTATAGGCGCTCGACCAAAAATGGGAAAAACAGCCACGTTTAATAAAATCGCTACGCACTTCGCCCTGAACCATCGCCTACCGACACTGATATTCAGCCTGGAAATGACAGACCGCAGCCTGATTGAGCGCATGGTTGCGCAGGAGGCGAAGGTTAACTCAGAAATTTTCTATGTTGGCGCTCATGACGATATGGATATGTCTCGGGCAATGGCGAAAGCTTACGAGTTGGCTGAATCCAACCTGATGATTGACAGCACTCCTGGCGTAGCACTGGCACACATTGTTGCAGAGTGCAGGAAAGTAAAGCGCCAGCGCGGCACGGTAGGGCTGGTTGCAATCGACTATCTGACTCTGATGAAGGCCGAAGCTGCCGAGCGCCGCGATATTGCTTTCGGTGACATAACCACCGGTTTAAAAAATCTGGCGAAGGAACTCGATTGCGTTGTTCTGCTGCTGACCCAGCTGAATCGCAAGCTGGAGGACCGTGCAGACAAGCGCCCGACCGCCAGTGACAGTAAAGATACCGGGCAGATTGAGCAAGACTGTGATGTGTGGATCGGGCTGTATCGCGACATCGTATACAACCAGAACGCCGACCCTCAGTTGATGGAAATATTGCTGCGTCTGAACAGGGAGGGGGCAACAGGCACAGCCTACGCGCTCATGCAGAATGGTTCTGTTGTTGATGTGAGCGATGAGGAAGTTGCTCGCCGCCAGATAGCCCGGCCCGCAAAAAATAAGCGGTATACAACTTCGGAGGATTTTTGATGAAGCGTATCGATGAATTGTTTGATCCTGTCTTGTCACAAATGTGCCGTGGTACTGGTGAGCTATCTGTTGAGCAGAAAAAACGGAATCAGGAATGGGTGGTGAAAATCCGCAAGCAGATTGATGCGGCACGGCTTCACAGGAGCAAAATGAATGTATGAGTTTCATGCATACACAAGGTACAAAAAAACCCGGATTCGCGGTCCGGGTCTTTTTGATGGTAGAAACACTTTAAACGATGAGACTACCTTACTATTTCTACTGCATCTTTGCGGAATAATGAGCGTAACAAGACAAAGTCTATACAACTGTACCGATATGACATAGATAGACTAGTCTAATATACCCGGACTATCAATAAAAAATTAGATTTCTCTAACCGCCGAAAGTACAATCAAAATGGTCATGTTGTAGTTGCACAATGAGTTAACCTGCCGGCAGATTTTCTCCGTTGTACGGGTCGCGCCGTCAAAGCCCTGGCTCGGAGTGTGACTGTACTGATATGACAATCGACGACCCAGGTTCGGAGAAATTTAAGGGCTTGCCTGATAGGTTGCATTCCTCTGCAGAGGAAAACGGATGATGTTATCCAGAAAGCTGTTTAAGCAGATTATCAGGGTTATCATCGCTGTTCTACAGCTGATCCTGTTGTTCCTGTAATAACGGGAAACGTACTTAAGGCGCGCTCAGTTTCGGCTGGCGCGCCTTTAACATTTCTGAGGATATGTGTTTCAGGTATTTACCGAAAGTCAGATGGAGAAAAGCCCTGCATTCTTTGTGATGTTGGTATCCTCAACGTATTCGTATCTATGATATTTTTCGGCATTTTTTTGTATAAAAAATCCCCATCCATATGATTTTCATACCATTGATCAAAAATAACACAATTGATACTGGAGAAAACAACTGTAATTACATACAGTTGTTTTGTGCTTTATCTCAAACTTCCATCGTTGGCTAATTGAGATAAGTACAGGTATCTACTTAACTATCGGAACGCGCGAAGGAAAGTAACGGACTCCCAAGAACATTCTGGAGCAGAGTGATGATCATACCTGACCACTTAGTTCGTGGCCTGAATAACAGCACAAGACCTATCGTGCTGTATAGGAACGAATACGGCGATGTTGTTTATGGTTTTGTGTTGCGTCCTGATGAGTTTGTCACCAGCGTGCAGCAAATGGCTGAAGCGCGGAAAACTGCCGGGTTATCGGCTGTTGATGATGCCGACGATCCACTATAATCTATACACAGGTCTGAACAACCTGCTGAGAAACCACTGTGTCACCGGAGAAAACCGATGGCACAGATTATACAACTTTTTAAATCTTCACCGACGACACTGACCACGGCCACCACCGAGGCCAGCGATTTTTTACAGCGCATCAAAATTGGTGTGTGGCTTAACTGCGACGTTAAGCAGGCCCGAAACTACCTCTTTCACAAACGCTTCTTTGCTCTTCTGAATCTTGGGTTCGAATACTGGACACCGAGCGGTGGTGCGATAACCCAATCCGAAAAAGATTATCTGCATGGTTACGTGAGGTATCTGATTTCCATTGCTGGCAACGAGGACACTCTCCTGGAAACGGAACAGCTATACCACGAGAGACAGGGGCAATGGCGCACAAAAGAAGTCGCGATCACCAAATCTTTTGAAGCCTTCAGAAAATGGGCCATCGTTGAGGCTGGTTTTTACGAAACGTTTATCCTGCCAGGTAACATCGTTCGCCGTGAGGCTAAATCAATCTCTTTTGCCAACATGAGCGAAGCTGAATTTTTTCAGGTTTACAAAGCTGTTTTCAACGTCCTTTGGAACACAATCCTCTTTAAAAAATTTCGCAATTACCAGGAAGCAGACAATGTGGCCATGCAGCTACTGGAGTTTGCGGCATGAAGCTGAATCCATACTGCAAAGCACTTGAAGCACTGCGTAACCGCCCGTCACACAAACTGAAGGAAGTAGGTGACCAGTGGCGTACACCGGATGCGATTTGGTGGGGCATCAACGCCCGGTTTGGTCCGTTCTCACTCGATCTCTTTGCTGATAGCCACAATGCCAAATGCGAAAATTATTACACCGCAGAAGATAACGCTTTAACTGAAAACTGGGCCGCCCGCCTGAGCACTATCGGCGGCGCAGCGTACGCTAATCCACCCTACAGCCGCGCCCGGCAGTTTGAAGGTGAGTACATCACCGGGATGGTGCCAATCATGCAGCACACCGCCGCGATGCGTGAGTTGGGCGGGCGTTATGTCTTTTTCATCAAGTCAGCGACAAGCGAAAGCTGGTGGCCTGAGGACGCGGATCACATTGCGTTTGTGCGCGGGCGCATCAGCTTTGACCTCCCAGACTGGTATACCCCCGCTGAAGACGAGCCATCCGAATCCTCTGCTGGCTTCGGTATGGCGATCGCCGTCTTTGATAAATCCTGGACTGGCCCGGCGTTCAGCTACATAAGCCGTGAAGAACTGGAATCGATAGGGCGCATGTATATGGCTCAGATCCAGCGTGCAGCGATGAAGTTAGTCGGGGCGGCTGCATGAAGACGTATCGCAGCAAAAAATGGCTTGCAGCCGTCGGTCAAATTGATCAGTGCGTGCTGTGCGGGAACTGGGGAACGCAGGTTGCACACAGAAACGAAGGAAAGGGCATGGGTATGAAAACCGATGACTGCGCTACTGCTGCAATCTGCGTCGAATGCCATACCGAAATCGACAACGGTAAAAACCTCACTCGTGATGAGCGGCGCCAGCTAATGGACCGCGCTATCGTGTTAACGCTGATAAAAATTGCCCGTATGGGGCTGGTGGTGCCGAAATGAACCCGCAAATACTCGAGTACGTACGCATTGAACTCACCCGGGCGTTGATGGATACCTCAGGAAAAACAAAAGGGCAGTTGCAGGCATTCAGCGAAAACCCACTGGCAGATAAGAACCGCAACCCACGCAGACCAGTGCATGTAGTTGAGTTGGAGGATGGAAAGGGCGGCATTCGCGCAGTTAAGGCCGAGAACTCGGCGCTGTACGTGCTGGAGACGCGCAGCCGTCGCAGACCGATGCCGCCAATAAATGATTATGAGTTTGCCGCTGCACCGTGGCGCCGCGCTGTGAACATGCTGCCGGAACACCAGCAGGCCTGGTTGCGCTACTGCTATGGTTTTGATCTAACATTCCGGTACCAGACGCTGATTTGCCAGGCTGTTTGGACCGCTCACCAGCAGCACCTTCCTGAAGGTTTGTTGAAGAAAACGCAAAAGCGGCTCATTTCCCTCGTCTGGCTGGCTGCCCAGGATGTGGCAGCTTCGAACAGTAACGATACCTATAAAGAATACGCTGGTGCTGCTTTAGGGCGACTAATAGGGGCAACTCAGCAGGGATGGTCGAAGACATACGGGCCACACTGGGCGTTATTGAAAGCAGCGTTTCGGGAACTGGACTACTCAGCGCTGGCCGCAGCATTGGGGAACTTCCCCGAGCCATTATTAGAAAAGGCCAATTGACACTAAGTGATGTCCGAGGCTATATTTCCCACGCAGCCGCAAAATCGGTTGCCGGGATTGAGACCCCGGATATTCACCGCGACAACCACACGCCGCGAGCGTGTTTTTTATTGTCGTTTGCATAGTCACATCTTCGCATAATGGTGGGGCGTGCAGGGGAGCCGAAAGGCTCGCCGGTCGGTGATCCGGTAGTCTCAACCCTGTACGTCTCACCACCTTAAGATTGAGACCTGACGGTGGTGATAAATTTAATCACCAAGAGGGTGTCATCATGACCACTCAAATTTCCGTAGAATCTATTTCCCCTGTAACCCATAACCAGTTACCAGTGATCACCACTGAGCTATTGGCTCATTTATACGGCACTGAGGCGCTACGCCTTCGTAACAATTTCAGTCGTAATAAAAATCGCTTCATCGAAGGGAAACACTATTTTTTGGTGAAAGGGGAAGAACTCGCAAATTTGAGAGTATCTTTAAGAGACTCTCAAAATTCGATAGCAGGGAATGTTCGCGCCTTAACTCTCTGGACAGAGCGCGGCGCAGCCCGTCACGCAAAAATGCTCGAAACAGATCAGGCATGGGAAGTATTCGAACGTCTGGAAGATTGCTACTTTAATCAATGCAAAGAAATGGCGGCGATACCAGCAGTCGATTTAATGAATTTCGACATTTACCAGGCTATACGTGATGGCAAAGTTGCTTTTGTAAAGCACCACCCGGCGGGAACTCTGCTTACTGTAGATGAGGCGTTATCGTTACTGAAGGCGAAGGGTTGGCTGGTCATACCCCGTGAAGAGTTAGCCGGAAAACTCATGGAATTGTGAGCTAAATTTTGCAAAGGGCTTGCAAAAGTTGTGAAAAACAGCCATATTTAAGCCTAATTCGGTATGTTGCCAAAATTGTAAAAACCTGCTTAATTGTGGGTTTTTTGCTTTAGATCTCTATTCGCACTAAATTCTCAAGATACTATCGGCAAAACAGTTAAAAATGTGAGCACTTAATGAAGGTAAGTATCCGGGGCAAATCCGGATACTTTAGATCTTCCATAAATGGCTGCGTTAAATATATCGATAAGTTAATAAAAATATTTTTTCATTAGTGCAGCTATATAGTACTACATGGTCTTTATAGTATAATTTCCCACTTAATGTTTTATTGTTATTCATTAATGGTCTATTTAGAAGTATACTTGGATCTTCTTTCTTTAATAATTTGATTTGGTTCACACATTCGTTCATAGAAAGATTAGATGTTTCCATGGATTTTTCAATAGCAAACAGTATAGGATATTTTTTGTTTCCAATAGCTTTTTCTAAGGCTTCTTTATTCCATTCTCTAATTGGTTTTATCGGATTGTTGGATGAATGGAAGCGCATACTGTCCCAAATGTCTTGTTCTAATTGTCCCTGATTGTAACTGTATGGTATGACTGTTATTTCTTTTGCTTTGAGGACTTTTAAAAAATCATTACCGTCATTCTCATCAAATGACACAAGATAACTACCATAATTGCATCGAAGAGGAAGTCTTGATGTTTTATCATCGTCACTTGTGAATTCTATATCATAAGATTTGTTATTGTTACATGGCTTGTGATCGGACTCTATTAATACGTATTTTCTTGTTGGTTCACTACCTATAACTAAAGACCAAGCCTTTGGTTTGCTTTTACTGTCATTGATTGCTTTTTGGTCCGTCATTCCATCCAAAAAATAATTATTATCTTCCTCATAAATCCATTCGCTTTCATTTTTATTATTGACTTTTTCATTATCAGTGGTGCTGTTCAAAAAAAACGTCCGGGCAACAGTAATTATTATAATAAACACCAGTGCCGATTTTAGTATATCCATTATTTTTACAAACATAAAACATTCTCTTATTAATTTAAGTTGATAAGGTTTAACATTTTCTCTATGTCCATCAACACTCAGACTCTCTCTGTTGCCAACCGCTTTGGCTGGGAGAGCGGAGCTGGTCGCTCCTTATTATTAGTTACAGGCTTGTATGACTGGCTCATTTAATTCTCCATGTTTGATGTGGTTATTTTTGGCGATTTAACAATATCAAATGTGAGGTTATACCACCAGAGACATGAGCTGGCCTTCCGTTTTGCCCTGGCATTCGCCGGGGCTTTTTATTTAAGGCCGCTGACAGGTCAATTTAGTGCAACGCCTTTCCCCGTACCGCTCCTGGATCTTCGGGGATTTTTTATTCTCACACGGCTCCCCGTTCTGGAGGTGGCTATGGAAAAACACGGAATAATTGAGCAAACAATGAAATGGTTGGCTGTATACCTGCCGTCGGTTTATGCCGGGCTGACGGCTTTAGGGATTTCGGCATTGATGGATATCAGGGCTGGAAAGCCAAAAATGTATACAGCTACCGGGGCGCTGGTGTGTGGCATCGCTGCCTTAGCAGTATCAGCCATTTTGGAATATTTAGGCCTCCCTGCAAACTCCGGCGCATTTGTTGGCGGCATGATCGGGTTTATCGGCGCTGACAGATTGCGTGATATTGCCGTTGCTTTGTTTACCAAACGCACTGGCATCGGCACAGAGAAAAACGAATGAATAAATCACAATTTCAGAAGGCGGCTAATATCAGCGCCGAGTTAGCTGCGCGTTGGTTTCAACCAATTAGCGCTGCAATGACTGAGTTTGGTATTACGTCCGCCGATGACCAGGCGATGTTTATCGCTCAGGTAGGACACGAATCTGGTGGTTTCACGCGTATTGTGGAAAACCTGAATTATTCGGCTGATGGTCTGAAAGCAACCTTCGGGAAGTATTTTCCTGGTGATACTGCACAGCGATATGGCCGGACGGCTGACCACCCGGCAGATCAAAAGGCTATTGCCAATATTGTTTACGCCCACCGCATGGGAAATATTGAACAAAACGACGGCTGGAACTATCGAGGCCGGGGCTTGATTCAGATTACTGGTCACGATAATTACCGGGATTGCGGTGCTGGCCTGGGCACTGATTTGTTGTTGGTACCGCAGCTGCTGGAGCAGGATGATTATGCTGCGCGTTCGGCCGCGTGGTTTTATGCGTCCAAAGGCTGCCTGAAACGGACTGGCGATATTACGGCGGTAACGAAAATTATCAACGGTGGCACTAACGGCATCGATGATCGCAAAGCCCGTTATGAAAAAGCGAAATCGGTGCTGGTTGTTTAAGGATTATTAAAAAGCAAAAACCCCGACTGTTGGTAGCAATCGGGGTTTTCTGTTTCTTCACCTGAGTAAGGCAGGGAGAACCTGTGATTGATTTTAGCAAACTGATACGGGAGTTGCGACTGATGATTAGGCAATTACCAAACTGGAAGTTTCTGCTTGTCTGGGTAATCCCATTCCTATGGGTTATTTCTCAACTAATTACTGCCATTAAGGGGTGAACATGTCAGGAAAAATAACAAAACTGGCGCTGACCCTTAGTGTCATAGTCGGCATTTCATTTTCAGTCATGCTGGTTGCTATTTTTGTGTCCACGTCTTATCGGGTGCTGCATTTATCCGGATTGGTGGGTTGATATGGATCCTGCAAAAATTCTGATAGTTGTCGTTGCGGCGTTGGTGGTGTTGCTTACGGCGCTGTTAGCCAGCAGTAAAATCGACCTCGCCAGTGCTCAAAGCGATATCCGCGTCCTGCAAAATGACAATTTACTACAGGGGCAGGTGATCGCCATCCAGGCATTTAACTTCAACCGCTTTAATCAGATTGCGGAGCATACCAGCCATCTTAATTCCCTGATTAGTGCCAGCACCGAAAAAAAAGTGATTGAATACCGGGAGATCCTCCGACGTGAAAAAACCTGTGATTTTGCTGTGCCTGCTGATATCGCTGGCGGGTTGCTCAAATACACGCACAGTTTACGTATCAGCGCCTTGCACACCGATACCGGGAGCGCTGACACAGCCGATATTAACCCCGCTTCCTCCGGCTCCCTGACGTATTGTCAGGCTGTTCTGTGGATTAACCCACTGCTATCCGCTATCGAAAAGGCGAATAACCAGTTAGCGGGAATACGGGAAATTGAAGAAACCAGAGCCTCGCAATAACGCGGGGCTTTTTACAACAAAGAGAGAGAAATAATGTCATTTAAATTCAACTTAAGTCAGATCGTATTGGTAAGCGTAAGCGGTGAAATTGGGCATATCAAATCGCGATCTGATAGCGTCACTCACTCCAATCAATACCTGATTCATTACAAAGCGGCGGATGGTCGCGCAGTAGATGCGTGGTTTGATGAGCAGGATTTGATCGCTGAGGAATAAGGCATTACAGGCGGTTTTTCAATAAGAGCCGCCGATAATGCCAAAGTTCACCAGCGGCACCCGCCGCGTACCCTGTGCATGATCGCTGGTAGCTTTTATTTTCTTCTGAATTTTTCCGTGGCGCCGGGCGCTGAACAGCACAAACGATCTGTTTTCATCGCTGGCGGTCTCGCCGTGTACCGGGTAAATACTTTTAACTGTAGAGGAATATGCTGAATGAGCATTAAAAATATCAAAACTGTTTTATCTGGCGCAGCGGAGGACACGCTGCACGCTCTGTTTTTCCGTGGTGCATTGCCATCCGGTGACCTGCCATCAAAAGCCGGTGCAGTGGAATTGCGCGAGTCTGGTCTTGCTGAAACACGCACAACGGAATGCAAATACCACGGCGAGGATTATTTCACATTTCTTACCCCGGCAGGTCAGGAAGAAGCTATCTCGCGCATCGTCAAATAATGCAATGCAGCGTCCTTTCTGTGAGAGGGCGCGACATTGTTTTATGGAGGGATGTTGTTATGTCCAGAGTGAACTGGAAGGAGGTATTAATCCGGTTTGCTGGTGAGTGGAGGCATACCGATATACCCCCTGAGGACTGGTGCCACAAAGAAGGATTGCCGTGGGGTAGTGCAAAGCGATACATCACGATAAAGGCGTTAAAGCTATACCTCGAAACAGGGGAATTCCTCTGGGAGAATAAAACTGCGAATTCGCAGTTGAAGAAATCCGCCCAAAAGCCAGAAATTAACGATGAACGGGAATCAATATCTGATGGGGAAAATCAGACAGAGAGAATCACGGATTTAGGCTTTGACCCCGCAGAATTCGGGATTTCAGGTCAGCAGGCGCTTTTTGTTTACTGGTACGTAAAAACAAAAAACAGGGTAGAAGCCTACAAGGAAGCGAAGTATCAGTGCGAGGGAAATTCTGCTTATGCTGCCGCTAGTCGGATGTATAGAAATGTTAAGGTTTCAAAAGCTATCCGCGCTTTGGAAAACCGTGTTCGTGAAAGATACGCGGCAGACCTCGACGAGATAGTCGATCAGCTGGTGGCAATCACCCGCGCTGACCCAAATTTAATTTCTCAATACCGCCGCGTGAACTGTCGTTACTGCTGGGGAGAACACAACCTCTACCAGTGGCGAGACATTAAGGAATTTGATCGTGCCGCTGCGAAAAATGCTAAGGACGGGAAGCCAGAACCTGAGTATGGAGGCTTAGGGTTTATCAACAACATGGACCCCAATCCTGATTGTCCAAAATGTAATGGCGAGGGAGAGGGGGAAATTAAACTTGGTGACACCCGCGACTTTGACGTTAACGAACAGGCTTACTACCTCGGCGTTAAGCAGACTAAAAACGGGATAGAGATAATTACCGAAAGTAAGCAATCTGCTCGTGCCCAGTTACTGAAAATTATTGAGGTCAGAAAAAACCTGGCGGTGAAAAATAGTGATCCGGTTGTGGGCTCTGAGCCAGAGGAGCGAGACGACTTAACAGACGAACAGTTACATGAAGCGTTAGAGGATCTGGGGTATGGGCGTCGCAAAAACCAGCTCGAGGAAAAACTCGACGATTCTTAATGCCTATAAAAAAAGGGCAATGGTGCAGGCCAGAGAGAACCTGCTGGATTTTACGCTGTACACGAACCCTCGTTACGAAACGGGCTGGTTTAACGAGTTACTTTGCGCCGAACTCGATAACTTCCTCAAGGATGTGGAAGCCGGGAAAATGCCCCGGTTGATGATATTTGCTCCCCCGCGTTCTGGTAAGAGTGAACTAGCCTCCCGGCGTTTCCCCGCAAGGGTTCTTGGCAAACACCCTGACTGGCACGTTATTTCCTGCTCATATTCTTCTGATCTCGCTAACCGTATGTCACGCGATACCCAGCGTATCGTTGAGGGGAAGCGCTACAACGAGCTTTACCCCGACACCAGAATGGGGCGAGCGAAAAACGGGGCGATTAAAACTGCGGAATTATGGGAAACCATAAACAGCGCAGGAAAGTTAAACGAGGGTTCGTATCGTGCTGCTGGCGTTAACGGCGGCATAACCGGGCAGGGGATGAATATCGGCATCATCGATGACCCGGCAAAGGACTACAAAACCGCGTCGTCAAAAGCGTATCAGGAATCTGTGATTGACTGGTACGACACGACATTTTTCACGCGTGCTGACCCTAAGCTGAACGGGATCATCATCATCCTGACGCGCTGGCATAAAGACGACCTCGCCGGACAGCTGCTGAAAAAAGCGGAAGAAGGCGGGGAAGAATGGCGGGTTATCAGTTTCCCTATGGAGGCTGAAAACGACGAAGTGCACGAACTCAACGGGAAAAAATACAACCTGCGGAAAAAGGGCGAAATCCTTTTCCCTGAGCGTATGCCTCGCGCGTTCGTTGAAAAATGTAAACAGCGCGGATCACTTGTCTGGAATGCTCTCTATCAGCAGAGGCCATCCGCTAAAGGCGGCGGACTGATTAAATCGGATTGGTTTGGTGAATACAGGCAGCTTCCTAAACTGAAATGGCGGGCCATTTTTGCAGATACGGCTCAGAAAACGCAGGAAGCTAACGACTTCTCTGTATTTGAACACTGGGGGTTGGGTGTTGATGGTTATCTTTATCTTATCGATCTGATCCGCGGGAAGTGGGAATCCGATGAACTGAAAAGACGAGCTATCTTATTCTGGAATAAATGTAAGCCGATGCAAAATGGCGCACTTCGGTTTATGGCTGTCGAAGATAAATCATCTGGTACAGGGCTTATCCAGTCCATCAGGAAGGGGGCATATTGTCCGATTTATGCAATCCAGCGTAACAAGGATAAATACACTCGCCTGATGGATTCGCAGGGTTACATAGAATCAGGCTATATCATGCTTCCTGAATCAGGATCCTGGGTGAGTGATTTTCTTCAGGAGATGGAAGGGATAAATCCTGCATTTAATACGCATGATGACCAGTTAGACCCCATGATGGATGCAATAGAAATATATCTGATTAATGGCGCAGGTCAGGGTTATAGCGGGTGGAGTTAATTACGCCATCTGATCCGGAATTTTGACAATTTATGTGGGTAACGTTATGGCAGAGAATACTGCTGAAAATAAATACGGGGGAAAGCCTCGAGTCAAATTAATGAATGACGGCTCAATCATTCCAACCCTGGATGGCTTGTCAAACATCATTACCGGGCTGGGCACAAATCGCGATCGCCGTTCCTATAACCGGTTTACCATTACCAGCATGAATGATTATCTGGAAATGGAGGCGGCTTATTATGATAACTGGATTGCTGCAGCGGTGATTGATAACCCTGTGGAGGATGCTACCCGTGAGTGGCGAACATTTAGCGGGAAATATGCTGCTGATATTCAGAGCGCGGAAAAACGCTATGAGGTTATGGAGAGAACGCAGGACGCATTCACCTGGGCAGGTGTTTATGGTGGGGCGGGATTGCTGCTGGTCACCGATCAGGATTTTGGCAGTGAGTTAGAGCTGAATAAGATAAAAAAGGGTTCATTAAAGAGGCTGGTTTACCTGGACCGCACGATGATTTCACCGTCAGCTTATAACCATACTAACCCGACTGCCGAAAACTACATGCGTGCAGAAACGTACCGGATCAACGGTGGTACGCAGAACGTACATCACAGTCACTTCATTCTGGCTCCTGGTTCCCCGCTCCCGCCACGCCTGAGAATGCTCAATAACGGATGGGATGACAGTATTCTCAGGCGCTGCATGGAGGATTTAAAAGACTCTGTGGCAGCTAAGTCTGGTGTAGCCTCGCTGATTCAGGAAGCGAACGTTGATGTTATTTCCCGTCAGAATCTGGGGACAGACCTCACAGCAGGCGATATGGACCAGGAGATCACAAACCGCTTCATTAACTTCGGAATGTTGAAATCTATGTTTCGCCTGGCCCTGCTGGACGCAAATGAACAGTACGATCGCAAGCAGATATCTTTCGGGGGCTTGGGCGAAATCCTGTCCGTCCTGATGGAATGGACCTCCGGTGCAGCCAAACAGCCTATGACACGCTTGTTTGGTGTTCAGTCGAAAGGTCTGGGGGATTCCGGGGAAGGTGATACCCGCAATTACTACAACCGTATACGTGGCGATCAGGAAAAGAAATACCGCAAATTTCTGAACCGTATCGATGAAGTGCTGATTCGCTCGACGCTGGGGGAGATACCTGATGATTTGAACTATGAGTTCAACCCTCTCGATATTCCGACCGAGTCCGAAGTCAAGGATCGCAATCTGGCGGAAGCTCAGACCGATGATTTACGTCTGCAACAGAAAGTTATCCCGCGATCGGCTGTTGTACGAAAACTTAAAGAGAGTGGTCAGTATGCCATTGATGACGAATTCCTTAAGCAGGTTGAAGAGGACGAACGAGCCGAAAACGCAGGTGAATATCGTTTCGACCTCAGAGAAGCTGAAAAAGAGGATCCAGGAGCAGGCAATACATCGCCGACCGATACAGCCGGTGACGATTAACGGGGACCTGGAAAAGTATTACAACGGCCAGTTGCGTAACATGATAAGCCAGATGGCTCGCAGTGTTCAGGAAGCGCTGATCCCGGTTCTGAAACGAAACTATACTGCTGACAGTTTTCTCACCGACCTGATAAGGGCTGCGTTAAACGATGCTGCTGAGCGTTTCTACTCTGATGCATTCAGCGGGCAGCATGACAAGCTGGCGCAACGGATAGTCTCTCTGGCTGAGTCTGAATCATCTGCTGCGTTTGTTGAGCAGATAAACAGGGCATTAGGTGTTGATCTTAGCGGACTGATGAACCGTGACGGGTTGGGGGATTTTTTCGATGCTGCAGTGCAGGAAAATGTGGCACTGATCCGCTCTCTGTCCTCCGGCTATTTTGACGATATTCAGCGGCAGGTCATGGACAGTATTTTGCGTGGTGAAAGTCTGACGACGATGACGCGTAATCTCCAGAGTGTTACCGGGGCCGCATATAAACGTGCTGCACTCATCGCTCGTGATCAGACGCTGAAAGTCTCGGGTGATATTAACCGAAGACGACAGACTGCATCTGGTATAACTCGCTTTAGATGGTCAGATTCCCGCGATGTGAGGGTGTCAGGAAACCCGGCAGGAAAATACCCGAATGCGAAAATAAAATGCTACGTGATTGCCGGTAGTGATATCGGATATGGACCCGGTGTTTATCTCTGGTCGCGTGGTGCTCAGTACAACGGCGAGACGGGACTTTATCCCGGTCGCGCGCATATCCAGTGTCGCTGTTCGGCGATACCACAAATTCAGGGTCTTGATTACCCATAACCACCACAGGAAAAAACATGCGGATCACAGTCGTCGATCGGCAGTACTTCCGTGTCGATTCTCAACGAACCATCCTTGATAACGGATATATGTCAGTACCTGCAAGAGTTGCTCGTACTGGTGTACAGCAATATTCCGCTCAGGAGTTGGGATTACCGGACAGGCCGCCAAATGAGTTAATCAATGTCTACCGTCCTCCTGAAGAGGTTTTTAAACCAGAAAGCCTGGCCAGCTGGGACAACAAAGATATAACCATCCAGCACCCGAATGAGTTTGTTAACTCCCGTAATTATCGTGATGTTTCTGTTGGGCATATTGCTTCACCTGGCCGACAGGATGGCGACTATGTTGTCGTGGATATGCTTATCAAAGCACAGGATGCAATCGATGCAGCGAATGATGGTACTGCAGAGGTATCTGGTGGCTACAGCGCGGAATACGTTTCTCGTCCGGGAATAACCCCTGATGGCGAGCCTTACGAATTTATACAGACCGATATTCTTATTAATCATGGCGCTTTATGCGACAACGCACGAGCAGGCCGTTTTGCGCGCCTGTTTGACTCAAAAACCAAGGAGAATTTACCTATGCCACAAATCACTCTCGATAGCGGCGCAAAGGTTGAAGTGGCAGATCAGGCTACAGCAACTTTGATTCAGACCACGCTTGATAGTCTGCTGAAACGGATTAAAACGGGCGATGACACACAGGCTCAGCTTGAAGGTGAAATTGCTGAGCTTGAAGTGAATCTGGAGAAAAAAGAAGACGAACTGGAAGAACTGAAAACAGAAACCTCTGATTCAGCTATTCAGCGCCGTGTTGATCAGGTCGTTGATGCACTGGACGGCGCCCGAAAAATTGCGGGTAAGGCTTTTACCTGTGATTCGATGGTACCTCTGACTATCAAACGTGCTGCGCTTGATGCTGCCGGCATTAAGTGTAAGAAATACGTCACATGGGATAAAGCCCCGGATGCTTATGTCTCTGCCTGGTTTGATGCAGAAGAAGAGCGCAAAGAGTCAGAAGATGAAAACGATCCGGAAGAAGAAAACAAGAACACCAACGATTCGCACCGTCGTTTTGCAAACGATATGAATAACGCAATGCGTCGTAATACTGGTGATGCCAGCCAGCAGCGAATTAACGCACGTAAGGCATTTTTAGATCAGCGTTATGGTCGTGATAAAGGAGGTAAACAGTCATGATTGCACAGGATTCATTCGAAACATTTAATGGTATTGGTTACGAAGGTCAGATTTCCACTATCGAGGTAAGTAAGGTTATATCCCGTCTGGTGGAAAGTGATTTTATTCCGTTTGGTCGTGCAGTCATCCGCGGGACGGGTAAACGTTCATGTTCTCCGGTAACGGCAGATACTACTGCGACCGATATCATCGGATTTACGGCCCGTAGCATGTCCCAGTCCAGCCCTACTCCACCAAATATCGAGGGCGTATATGCCAGCGGCTATGGTGTGGAGCATGTTGCATCTATCCTGGAAGATGGTGCCATCAAAATGATGTGCGTCGATGGTGCCACTGCCGGGGATATCGTTGAAGTTATCGTGGATGATGAAGATAACCTCGGGCGCCTGACTGCTGGTGGCAATGGTGTTGCCCTGAATTTGATCCGCTGGGTTGATGACGTTGAAGCCGGAAAAATTGGCGAAATACGCGTTCACGGCCTGATGACGACCAGTGAATAATCTTTTTAGAAGGAACGAAAATAATGCCACGTAACGTTTACGACATGTCACCAACAGCCGCTATGGGGTTTCTGGTGCAACAGGCCGCACACATTGAAAATGCGGTGTATGAAAAAAAATATCCAAATCTGAAGTATTCGCAATTTGTTCCACTGGATGACAGTGCACCCGACTGGGTTGAAACGGTCATGTTCCAGACAACGGACGCCCGTGGTGAACTGCAGTTCTTCGGTCCTAATTCGACTGATGTTCCGACGGTGGATATTGCGATGGGTCAGGGCTGGCATGGTATTAAAACAGCGGCACTGGGTTATACCTATTCAATCGAAGAGATTGGACGTGCGCAATTATATGGCGAGAGTCTTGATGTTCGTCGTGCAACAGCTGTGCGCGATATCGTCGAGCGTGGACTGAACAAAGTCTACCTTTGGGGTCAGGGGGTTGGCGAAGGGCTGTATACCAGTACTAACGTCAGCCGTGAGCTTGCAACAAATACGCTTGAAGATTTGGTTGCAGCCATTCCTGCCAATGGTACGCAGCCCATTATCGATTTCTTTGCTCATGGGTATAACCAGGTTTACCTGCGTAATACTCAGACGGTGTATCGCCCGACAGATTTTATTCTGCCGCCGGAACAGATGCAGCTGCTGCAGCGTACTATGCTGTCCACGCATAACGCATCGAATTACACCCTGCTTCAGTTCCTGCGTGAAAACTTCACTGATATGAATTTTGACGATGATCTTCTCCTGTCAAAATCCCTGCTGGATGAAGCGGGTAACGACATTCAGACGCCGCTCGATGATGACCGTATGATGGTTTACTGCAAAGAGATGGAAGTTGTGAAAGGTCATGACGTTATGCCTCTGATGTTCCTGGCGCCGGCGACTGCCGATAACGTTAATTTTAAAGTACCCGCTATTGTTCGTACTGGTGGTACTGAGTGGCGTATTCCGAAAGCGGCTCATTACATCGATGGAGTGTAATCATGTCTGAATTAATCAACTGGACACGTTCACCGCTGGTGGTTACTGGTGGTGATGGAAAAAAAGTGACTATCGAGCCGGGGAAAAGTAAACCAGTTAGCGGTGACTTTTCCCATCATCCATGGGTTAAGAAAGGTCTCATCGAAATTGCCGGAATGAAATCTACCGACAGTGATGATGGTGACGATCACGATCTGGAACGTTTACGTATGCAATACCAGAATATTTTTGGTAAGCCGGCGCATAAAAATGCAGGGGCAGAAACTATTCGGAACAAAATAGACGAATGGAAAAACCAGTCTGAATAAACGCCACCGCAGGTGGTTTTTTATTGGGGGACATTACAATGTTTTATTATCCATTAATTCCCCGCGCTGTCATGCCCCGACCTGGAAGAAACTCCGTCACCGTCACATCACTGATCGTGGCGGATTTTCGCACCTATTGCCCCGCTTTCGATAATCCTGGTTTATGGCCTGATGATCTCGTCATTCGCGCCCTGGAGGAGGCTGATGCGGAAACGGGGTCACGTTGGGGACGATACCGGGCAAAACCTGCCTCAATGAAAGCGAAGGGGATGTATTACTTCGCAGCACATACGCTAATCATGTGGAGGCGGGAGGAAGAGGAAGAGGATGCCGGGACAGTATATGCCGTGTCATCGAAAAGCGTTGGAGATGAATCAACGTCGTTTGCGGTGCCATCCGTGACTACGGACGATTTGATCCTGAACGGTGATTTACCCACGACAAGCTACGGCGTGAAATTTCTGCGCCTGCGTCGTCGTGCCAGTGCGGGGCCAGCCATTGTATGAAGCTAAATGCAGAAATCAGAGGCGGGAATAATCTTGCTAAAAAACTTAAGAAGATACAGGACCGGCTCACCAGTAAAAAACGTGTGCTGGTGGGGATCCCTGCATCTTCTGGTGTCTATGAGGATGGGGCTCCTCTGGCAGTTATTGGTGCAGTACAGGAGTTTGGATCGGCTGACGGTCGTATCCCTGAGCGCTCTTTTCTCCGTGTTCCGTTGCACCAGAACACCGACAATATCAAAAAAGGGTTTTCATCACTGGCTGGTAAGGTGAGTCGTGGTGAGATCTCCGCGTTTCAGATGCTTGATCAGATTGGCGCTCGCGCTGCTGGTTACTGTAAGGAGGCGATCGAGGCGGGGATTCAGCCTGCTAATGCGCCCTCAACAGTTAAACGCAAGGGATCCGCCACACCGTTAATTGATACGGGCGTACTGAGGAATGCAATAACGCACGTTGTGGAGGACTGACCATGTACGGAAATGGCCTGGACATGCGCGGGCATGTTGATTCGACGTTCAGATCCAATATTCCGGGTGGAATATGTTTAATTCGACGGAAAGGTGATTACAGTGGCCCTGGCGGTGTCTGGGAGGAAGAAGAAAAATTTGCTTCGGTTAATTTTATTTTCAGCTTCGATAATGACACAGGGGTACTCCATTGCCAGCTTAAAGGCGTCCATAAGCAGTTAACCCGCGTTAATGTCCAGCCGGCAAAATGGCGGGAAGTGAGTCTGCTTGTGGGGCAGGGAGGCACAGCAGTTATCAGTGATTTCCGGACCGTACATATCAACGACGGTAAAACGTATCTGATGCCGGATGAAAGCGGGCAATATCGCGATCTGCTGGAGTTCAGTGATGGTGTGAAGATGCGCCGCTGGCGAGTGATGTCTGCTGATAATCGTCCCTGGCGAAACTTCTGTCGTGCGGTTGTTGAAGTCATCAGGGAGCAGTGAGTATGAGGGATATTTCTGAACTGTACTCATTATTACAAGAACTGGTGTCTGTTTGTTCCGGATTAAACACAACGCGGATCGTACTTGCAGACCAGGGTCAGTCTCCGCCGGCTGGTAATACTTTGTATGCAACCTACAACCCGTTACCTGTCCGGGCATACGGTCAGCCGTCACAACGTCTGGAATTTGCTCCTGCGCATGAAGAACATGAGGGTTACCTGGGGACTGACTGGCAGGATTTGGAGGAAATCACCGTATCATCAATGGAATTTATGATTTCGGTAAATTTCTTTAATGAGGGGGCTGCACAGGCAGCAATGATGCTGCATAACGCCAATTTTCGCAGCCCGGTCAGCGATTATCTGTTTCTGAATGGCCTTGGTTTTCGCTATGTCAGCAATCCTCGTAATCTGAGCACACATTTCCAGTCAGGTATCCAGCCGCGCTGGCAGGTCGACATTCACATGTTCATCGATCACGAGGTCAGTAGTGACATTCTTCGTGCGGCAGGTTTTTCATTAAAATTCATCACAGAGGAGTAAACGCCACATGGCTTACTCAGTAGACAATATTATCAGGGTTAACTTAATACTGACGGCATCGGGGCTGGGTTATGCCGATTTCACCACTGGATTTGTTTTTGCTGATCCGACTGACTTAGCCAGTACAGAAACTGCCGAAAGTACTAAGTTCCCGGTTGACACGTTCCGCGATTATTCTGGTATCACTGATCTGGCGGATGACTTCCGGGCAGACAGTGAGATTTATCAGATCGCCACACGATATTTTGCGCAAATCCCTCGCCCCTCTTCGCTGACCGTCTGGATGAAAAACCCGGCAGATGAAGGATTAATTGAGGCAGTGAACAAGGCTGATGAAACAGCCTGGCGATATAATTATTTTTTTAAAACAGTGGATTTTACCCCTGAAAATTTGCTGCTGCTTAGCGACTGGAGTGACATGAGTAATCACCCCATCTGGTACACCAGCACCGATATAAAGGCGGTTGATCAGAATGTTACTGACGACACTTTGTCTAAGCTTGTGAAAAAAGGTAATCGTCACCTGTTCGCCGGCTGGCGTTCACCTGATGCGGTGGCTATCGATGAGACGCAGGCGCATTCAATGGTGCAGGTTGCCGCGACATTTGCGAAATTCCGGCCTGGTGGTCTCAATACGGCAATTACTGCAGAGTACCAGGTTCTTCCCGGTGTTGATGGCGATGAACTGAAAGACTCGCAGTACAAAGCGCTGAAAGCCAAAAAAACGGTGTTTTTCACCCCGATCGAACTGGCTGGCCAGAAGGACACCTGTCGTGTCATCAACAGCGTATCGATGTCGTCTTACGGTGAGTTTATCGATGACGTAATCAATCTGGATGTGCTGAAAAACTACCTGCAGGTGGACGGATATAACCACATCGCTAATGTCGGTACCAAGCGGCCACTGACGCCTAAAGGCTATTCTGGCCTGCTGAATGTCCTGACTGGAACACTTAAACGTTTCAATGACAATGGCGTGCTGGGTGAGGGGACTTACATTGATGAGGTAACGGGGAATGAAAAAGTGGCAGAATTCGGCTTCGTCATCCTCTCACAGGCTGAGGACGTACTGAAACTGACACCCGCCCAGCGTAAGCGCCGTGAATATCCGCCAACGAAGATCCTCGTCATCCTGGCTCGCGCTGGCCATGTGGCCGAACTGAACGTAACCGTGGAGTAATGGATTATGACAATGAAGAATTATGGCGCCAGCCACGCCGATTTAACGATTAACGGGCTGCCGATTGATGAGTTCGGCGACACGGACCCGCCGATCACCATTGAAGATATTGACCCACGTGCAACGTTAAAACGGGGCATCGGCAGAACGTCCGTTCGTCTGGATGGCCCGACTCGCCCTAAACGACTGAATGTAAGCCTGATGCCTGGCTGTGATCAGGTTAGGCAGCTTATCGCTATCGAAAAGTCCGGTGTGGATTTCTTTTTCACCTTCCGCCAGCGCGGTACTGATGAGTATGTTGCTGCATTTGACGGCGTGATGACGCAGCGTGGCAGTCTGACCCGTGGCGGTAAGACGAGTGCGAGTGACGAAGTTTTTACCTTTGAGTTTGCAGACAGTGAGGAAACCTGATGGCGCGTAACATTGAAGTAGAAATTAACGAAGTGACTTATTCCGGACAAACTACCTCGGCAAAAGATCAGATCGAACTGTTGCAGATTGCCACAGCTAACGGTGTGTTGCCGGTACTCAAGGCTGATGTTTCTGATATGGCACTGGCGGCATCTATTGCCAGTCTGGACGCACATAGTCTGAAGCGTGTAAAAGAGCTGGCGCTGAATGGCGGTAAAATTATTCGCCTGCCGGATAATGTGCCCGTAGCTGAAAATTTGTTTCAGGATCAGATCCACCTGTACATGCTACTCCTGGGACGCATCATGCAGGAGAACATCGGCCCTTTTTGGTCGCTCAGCCTCGCAACCGAAGGAGCCCAGAACGGCTGGGTGGATTAAAGCCAGCTGTTAACTGGTTTCTGTGGCGCCCTTGCCTCGGGGTGGGACAACTATGTCCGCCCCTTGCAAAATGGTCTGACATGACTGATGGAACGTACAGCATTGAGGAAGTGCTGGACATGCACATTGTACTGGATGAAGTGATCGGCGCGGCTGAGCGGGCGAGAAATAAGTAACCCCGGCGCTGGCCGTGGCATGGATTAACGTGCCGGAGCGGAATGCAGTCGCAGCCCGAGAGCGTGAATGACTTTCAGGATTGTGCCGAAACTGGGATTACCTTCACCGGAGAGGGCCTTGTAAAGACTCTCTCGGGATAACCCTGTCTCTCTGGCTATTTGCGTCATGCTGCGTGCTCGGGCAATGTCTCCCAGCGCAGCAGCAATGAAGGCAGCATCATCGCCTGCTTCTTCCATGCAGGCATCCAGATAAGCCACCATATCTTCTTCTGTTTTCAGGTGCTCAGCGCTGTCCCATTTACGTAATTTTAGAGTTTCCATGCTGGTCTCCTACAGTTGTCGCGCCAGTTCAAGCGCGATTTTAATATCTTTTGTCTGCGTGGATTTATCTCCACCGGCAAGTAAAACGATTATTTCAGTGCCACGTTGCGCGAAATATACCCGGTAACCAGGTCCGTAATGAATGCGCATCTCAGAAACACCCTCACCTACAGGCTCGCTATCACCAAAGTTACCCAGTTCGGCTCGCTTGATCCGCGCCTGAATACGTTTCTGGGCCTGCCTGTCGCGTAAATCACCAAACCACGTATCAAAGATGCTGGTGGTATAAATAGTTTTCATGTGGCAATTGTAGAAAACAGGATACACATAGTCAATCACGGAATGTCCACAAATGAATGAGGTCATAATGAATGGCAACAAACGCTGAAACCATTGATTCCCTGCTGGTGTCTCTTGGCCTGGATGTGGACAAGAAAAGTTTCCAGCAAGCCACGGACGCTATCAGTGATGTAAAAAACAAATCACTTCAGTTACTGGCCGCGGCTGGTGTTGGTGTTGGGTTTGATGCCTGGACGCGGGGTGTCGCCCGGTATACCGGAGAACTTGAATCACTGTCATTTGCTACAAAAGCCTCAACGCGTGATGTTGAGGCTTTGCGTCACGCGTTCAGGGCGCAGGGGCTTGCCGCCGGAGACGCTGATTCTGCTTTGCGCCGCATGGCCGATGTTCAGCGTAATATTCAACTGGGGAAATTGCCCGCTTTTCCGGGTTCTGATGCGCTTATTGGTAAAACGCCAGTTCAGATGTTACAGATTTTATCAAACATGCTTCCTGGTATGGATGAACAAATGAGGCTTCGGGCTCTGCAGGAGATGGGGATCACTCCTGGTTCATCGACACACCTGATGATTGATAAGGGTGGTTTTGGTAAAAAATTTGAAGCGGCTCAGGAAAAAGTGACAGGTATAAGCCCTGAACTTAGTGGGGATGTTGCTGAATTCAATCAGCAAATGGCTAACCTTCAGACAAATTTTAATGAGCTTTCAAAATCGATGGGGGAGAAATTATTGCCGCCATTAAATAAATTTCTTGAAATAACGAACGATTTTATCAGTGCTCATCCGGATCTGGTTGAATCTGGGGTTGTTATTGCCGGCATTCTGGGAACATTAAAGGCATTCAAAGGGCTGAAGTGGCTTTTGGGTTTGAGTGGTGCGGCTGGTGCTGGGGCTGGAAGTGCTGCGCAAGGGGCTGGTGTTGGGCTGGCTGCAAGATTCGGTAGGCTGGCAACGCGAGGCAGCTTATTGAGTTTGCTAATTCCTGCAAATAATACACCTGGAACGGCTGAAGAAATGGCAAGTATTGGTGGTGTGGGTAGTGGTATTTCCTCCGGCAATTTAGAAAAACTTAGCCAGGGGTGGAGTTACGATGAAAGAACAGGATGGAAACCACCTGGTGAGGTACAACAACATGCTCAATCTGCTCATACGGGGCGAAAAAATGTACCAGAAAATTTAATCCCGGAATTTACCCGAGCATCACAAAAACATGGTGTTCCTGTTGATGTTTTGCTGGGTATGGCAAAACAGGAATCAGGCTTCAATCCTTCCGCAGTGGGACCACAAACAAAATGGGGACAAGCGCAGGGGATCATGCAGTATCTGTCCGGAACTGCTGCATCACTGGGAATTGATCCGCTTAACCCCTCGCAAGCTATAGATGCAGCAGCAAAACAGATACGTGAACGTCTGGATAAGGGGGAGAGCATAGAGGAAGCTATCGCCCACCATCATGCGGGACCTAATCGTGCGTTATGGGGTGCTAAAACTGCTGATTATGTACAGAAGGTCACAGGTAATGCTGCAGGATTCAGAGGAGCGGAAGATGCTTTAGCATTTTCACAAGGGGCGTACAGCAGTCCTTCTGATTCTTTACCGGGTAGCAACTATTCACCTGAAACACAGACTATTGAGCAGACCAACCATGTGATCATTCAGTCAACGGGTAATCCGGTGCAGGATCAGAGGCTTGCCCGGTTGTATACAAGAAACTGGGTCGACAGCCTGACAAGTGATATTTATTGAGAGGAATGAATGAGCATCGTCAATCTTTTTTCCAGCAGTCGCCCCAGCATTAGTGGTATTTATTTTGATGCGGTACTGGCCGAGTCGACAGAGTTACAGACCGATATTAGCGAGTACCCTCTGGAAGATGCCAGTTCTGCCGCTGATAACGCTGTCACAAAACCCATGACTTTGATTATGACTGTGGGGGCATCGGATAATCTGATTAAAGCGGCAACAGCAGAGGTCGGAGAATTCCCCAGCCTTTTATCTGCTGGTATTGGTATCACGGCAGGTATGGCAGCATCCGTGCTTTCTTCTGGTGCTGCTGCGCTTGCCGGGCTGGGGGCAACCGTTGGCACTGCATCGGTATCCGCAGGAGCCCGAAGGCGTTCTGCAACTATTCTGGAGGCGATACGGGATATCCAGCGAAACAATACCATTTTTACGATTGTGTCCTCCAAAGGTGAATATGAGAACATGATCATCACCAGTACGCGGCAGGAAACTAACAGGGAAAATGAAAGCGGACTCGAGCTGGTGGTGGAGATGCGGCAGGTTATACTGATTAACCGTCAGGCTGATGCCGCGACGCAGAATGCAAATCTCCCTGTCAATGACACCTGCACTACGCAGGGGCAGGCCAAAGTTAATCTTGGGAGCGTGGTATTACAATGAACATTATCCCGTTAACGCCCGGGCTTGCTTATTATCGTTTCAGTGCGGTTCAGAGCAATGTAAAACTACTGTTTTATTTTCACTGGCTAACCCGCTATCAGTATTTTTCCGTTGATATTTTTGACGCAGAGAACAACCCTGTTGTATGCGGACGGGCACTGCACCCTGGCATGAACCTGCTGGATGGCATAAACAGAGACTGTGGCTCATTAATTCTTGAGGGTGAACCACCAACAATCAACAATCTTGGCATAAAAAATCAACTCACATGGACACTGTGATACTTATATGGGATGAACTATGTCAAATCAGATTATTTTTGGTCGGGACTATAAATTAATACTAAAACCTGATGATCATGACCCAGTCACCTGTATGCCACCGATGCAGGTAAAATTCAGCGTTATCAATTCTGCAAATAATGCAATAGCCACGGCACTTATTACGGTATATGGACTGTCGCCGGCAACGCGAAATCGGTTAAGAAAAAAAGATGTACAGCAGAAGGATTTCGACGGGTTTGGCAGCGTTGAGCTTCATGCTGGTTATGAGGGTACCGTTTCCTCGATTTTTAACGGACAGATCAATTATGTCGAGATTGGCCGTGAGGGTCCGAACCTGTATACCCGGTTCTACTGTTCGACAAAGCTGAATGCGTGGCAAAATGTAGCCGTAAATAAAACCTGGTCAGGTAATACACCTGCAAAGGAAGTTCTGATGGATATTGCTTCTGCATTCGGGTTGCGTGTGGAAATGAATGGTGATTTTTCAGATATTCAGCCCTTTGTTAAAGGCTATTCATCATACCGAAAAGCTGCTGAAGAACTGGATGAAATGGCGCTGCACTGGGGGTTTAGTTGGCGTATTACATCATCGTCTATCATTATCACCAGAAAGAATGCAGTAAGAGATCAGGATGCTGTCGAAATTTCAGCAAAAAACGGTATGGAAGGAACACCGCGTTTTTATTTTGAAAAGACAGAGATAGATATCAAGCTTGATGGGGCGATTCAGCCGGACGACCTGATAAAAGTAAATTCTGATTACTGGTCCATAAATTACAATGCCATGTATTATTCAGATTTTAAAAATGTGCCACAAATGCTGGTGAGGAATGGCCGCTTTAAAGTCCTTTCCACTTCTCATGAAGGTGATTTCTGGGGGGAGACATGGAAAACGACGCTCGGGTGCTACTGGTATTCCGGAGGCGTGAATGGATAACGATAATCCTCTGCAGGAACTGCTGTTGCCGTTACGACGTAATATTCTGGCCGGAATGATGGTCGGTCTGCCGGGAAAAGTGATGGCCTATGATGCAGAAAGCCAGCGGGCACAGATTCAGTGCGGGATCCAGAAACATACGGGAAATGGTGAATTTATCACGCTGCCGGTTATCGATGGTGTACCGGTGAAGTTCGCCGGTTCTGCCGGATGGTCATTTTTTCATGAAGTGCCAGTGGGTACAGAGGGATTTATCCATTTTAGCCAGCGTTCAATCGATAACTGGCTGGATCGAGGTGGCCCCGTTCCTCCCTCTGACAGTCGTCTGTTCAATATGACGGACGCGTTTTTCTCTCCTGGATATCGTTCGACTGCCACAGCAATTGAGGGGCTTCCTTCATCCGGGATCGGGCTTACCTGTGTGGGTGGCGACATTATGGTGCATTTAACTGATTCAGGAATAAAGCTGGTTGCGGGGGGACAGGTGCTGGAACTGAGCGACGCAGGATTGTTTCATAACGGTAAGAACATTGGTTCAACCCATACGCATGGTGGTGTCGAGCGTGGAGGCGCAAACACTGATGTTCCTCAATAGGTGACAATATGATTAGAAATTTTGTTGATGGCGATATCGTCACCAGCGGGGAGCACTTTGTTTACAAACAGACAGCAACGCAACAGGCAATAATCAGACGCCTGCGCTTATTTCTCGGTGAGTATTTTCTCAATGGTACAGAAGGTACTCCGTGGTTTCAGCGGATTTTGGGAAAAAACAATCCTGATGTTGCAGAGGCCAGTGTGAAAGAGAGAATTCTAAACACGAAAGATGTTATTTCACTTTCCCGGTTTGAATTTAATTATTCACCCAGGACAAGACTTATCAACATCTATGCCCAAATCATCGATATTAATAACGAACAGTTTGAATTTATTTTCAGTGAGGATATTGTTTAATGGCTGAAATCACAAAAAACGGTGTAACCGGCACAACCCTTTCTGAATATAAACAAAGTTTTGAAGATAAATATCTCGATATTGATCCGGGCTGGGACATTGACCCGGCAACCCCGGACGGACTCACCATTGCTGCGTGGTCAGAGACGCTGGCTAACCTGGATGAAGAGGTAATTAATGCTTATCACTCGTCCGACCCGAATGCAGCAATTGGTCAACAGCTTGATAAAATTGCCCGCTTTTCAGGGATAACCCGAAAGCCCGCCACTTATTCGACGGCGACTGTGTTGTTCCGGGGTAATGGATTAATTGAAATACCTGCAGGGACGCTGGTCAGGCACAGGATCACCGGTACACTATGGGCGACAGATTCAGCGGTTATCACCAGCAGCGCAGGCAGCGCATTAGCTGGCGTAACGTGCAACATCGCGGGAGAACAAAGCGGAAATGCCGGGACGCTGACGATTATTGCCTCTGTGGTCGGTGGTATCACATCCGTCACGAATGAGAATGCAGCCTCTCTGGGCACAGATGAAGAAAAGGATTCTGTATTTCGCATTCGACGACATGAGACAGTGGCGCTGCCCGGAAACAATCAGATTGATACCATGTACTCGTCGCTGATGGCACTGGATGATGTTAAACAGGTAAAAATATACGAAAACGTGGATGATCTACCGGATGAAAATGGCATTCTCGGTCACTCAATGGCGATTTTTATCGATGGTGGCAATCATACTGATATCGTTTCCACAATAGCTATAAACAAAAATCCGGGATGTGGACTGAACCGGCCAAATACGGGGATACCCGGAAAGGTGGATGATCAGACGGAAACCCCCCTCGGGCAACCAGTAAAAATAACTTATTTCCGTCCTGAATATTTTTCAGTCTATGCAAGGATAAATATCGTTTCGGATACGCTTTCTGAAGCAGATAAAAAAACGATAAAAGAAGCTATAGTGGATTACTCTATCTATGGTTTTGTCGATTCTGTTAAGTTTGCGAAGAAAGGTTTCAGGATCGGAGAAACAATATCCGCAGGGCGACTTTATACGCCATCAAACAGTATCGTTGGCCATAACTACTTTGTGGAATCAATTTATATCGGCACAAGTCCGGGAAATATAAACCTGATAACCATACCGTCACGTTTTTATCAACTGGGGGTATTTGATGTGGATAATATCGAGGTGAACATTGAACCATCAGGATAAGGTCAGAACGCGGATTTACTGGCAGTATAAAAATTCACCTAAACTGATTCAGCTTCTGATGAGTCTGCCGGATATTGCGCAGTCCGCGATTGAAGATCAACTGGCGAAAGTAAAAGCGATGCTGGACATTGATACCGCAGAAGGTGAGCAACTGGACATTTGCGGGAGGATTGTCGGTTATTTTTCTCGTCCATCGGCAAAAATTTATCCCGACTGTGTATTTGGTCCGGTAAATGATGAGTTATTCAGGACACTGATCAAAGCCAAAATTTACCGAAACAACAGTATCGCGACGATCGATGAAGTCAAAACAGCAGCGGATTACATACTGAATACGGAAACTCGCTGCCTGGACGGGCAGGATATGACCCTGCGTATGGTCTGGTTCAGTAATGATGTCAGTATTCCGGTCCAGCAACTTGTCAGGGATTACGACCTGATCCCCCGGCCACAGGGCGTGGGTACACTTGAGTTTCGTGTCCTGAGCTACAGGCCATTTGGGTTTGGTCCGTATTATTCAAATTTCCGCGCGCCGTTCTGGCACGGTGATGGCCTCCACCTCTATTACTCCGTACTTTTCCAGTTCAGTTTTGACAATGATGCAGGAATGCTTCACGGAAAATTAATCAGCGAGGAAGTTGTGATATCTGATCTTGATGTAAAACTGACGATTACTGACGCTGACGGCATCGAAAAAACGGTCTTTGTTGTCACGGATGAAAATGGCGAGTTTTCAGTACAAATGGAAAAGCCCGGAAAATATACGGCTGTGGGGCAGACGCAAATTATTACGCCAGACTGTGAGCAGGCCATTGTTACATCAGATCCCTATGATTTTGTCTGGCATATTTACGTCACCAGTATCACTGCATCTGTCGCCGAACTGGAGGTTGCACGCGGGGAAAGCGCGACGTTTACTGTCAATGTGTTGCCGGAGAACGCCAGCAATAAAGCGTTCACTGTACATCTCTCTGATGGAACCCTTGCGGATACTGCAATTAATGGTAACCAGGTCACGGTATTCGGGTTACAGAGAGGCACTGGCGAAATTATCATCACATCTGAAGATACTGGCATGACGGCCAGGGTATTGCTGAATGTTATTGTGGTGGCAGAGACGCAGTTTGTTATGCGAATCGATTCTCTTAGCCGTCCACTGTTTTATGTAGCGAATATCGATGAGGATTTCACCATTGACTACGGTGATGGTGTGGCGAGCCATGATTACCGAATAACGACAACCACGGGTGTGACGGGGGGATATGTTTACACCACGCGGGCTCTGGTAGTAGGTCAGGAATACACTCTGCTGGTTAAGCGCAGTAACACCCTGCGCTTTTTTGGCGTGGTATCGGACCCAGCTTTCAACAGCCTGACTGAGATTCTTCGCGTATCGGGTGATCGTGTGGCGATGTACAATTTTGCGCGTGGTCATGCGCAGCTGCATCAGGTACACAACGGAGCATTTGACGGGCTGGAGATGTGTACGAATTTCAGCGATGCATTTCATGGGTGCAGCAGCCTGACAGAACTCCCGGCAGCGTTGTTCGCGAAAACGACGGCGGCACAGCAGTTCGACAACCTGTGCTACGAATGTTCGTCACTGACGACCATCCCGGCTGGCATGTTCAGCAGCACCCGCGAGGCAACATCGTTTTATATGGCCTTCTACGGTTGTTCGCGTCTTGTCAGCGTGCCTGCTGAACTGTTTGCAGGACTGGAGAAGGTCACGACATTCTTTGGTGTATTCCGTGGTTGCTCGTCGCTTGTTCAGCCGGGTAACGGCCTTTTCAGGGGCTGTGCGGCTGCCACGATATTTGGATATGTATTCCACGGCTGTGCGGCAATGGTATATCCGGGAGACGGGATTCTGGAGGGCTGTACGTCTGCGAAAGATTTTACCTATGCTTTTAATGGCTGTCAGGCACTCACGATGTTGCCGGATGACCTGTTTGCGGATGCACCCGGCGGGTCGTTTAACTACGCCTTCCAGAACTGTACCTCCCTTGAGACTCTGCCTACCGGGCTGCTCACTTACTGTACCGGTTCCACCAGTTTCAGCTCCACATTCCGTGACTGTAAAGCGCTAACAGGTGTGCCTGATTTTCTTTTTGCCGGACTGGATCGTGTTACCACTTTTGCGGACTGTTTTAACGGGTGTCATGCACTTGAGTTCGTGGGGGATTATGTCTTTTTGGGGTGTACGGCAAATACATCATTCATGAATACGTTTATTAGCTGTGATGTGCTTACAACAGTGGGGGAACATATTTTTCAGGACTGTACATCCGTTACTACGTTCGACAGTACCTTCCGCAGTTGCTCCAGTCTGGAGTCTATGCCGCTATTTACGGACTGTAATCGTGTTACATCGTTCCAGTCGGTCTTTGCCGGCAGCTCGGCACTGAAAGCAATACGAGCAGAAGCGTTTGCAGATAAAACACTGGTTACCACATTTAACGCGGCATTCAACGGTTGTCATAGTCTGGAATCCGTGGGCGCTGGCGTGTTTAAAGGTTGCAGCGCAAACACCACGTTTGATTACCTCTTCCAGAATTGCTGGTCACTGGAGACGGTACCGGGCGACATTTTTGAAGGCTGTACGCATGTCACCCGCATTCCGTCGCTGTTTAATGGCTGCAGGTCACTGGTATCGGTCCCTGAAACACTGTTCAGTGCATTTTCGCTGGTCACGGGCCAGGCTACGCAGATTTTTTCCGGATGCAGTTCGCTTTACACAGTACCGGAAGGGCTGCTTACGCCGATGGAGAAGGTCACCACACTGAACGGGCTGTTCCGCGAGTGTATCTCACTGGAGATGGTGCCGGAGGGGCTATTGCACAGTAATGAAAAACTGGTATCGGTGAGTGAACTCTTCTACAGCTGCACTGCACTGCATGATATTCCGGAAAATGTGTTTGCTAAAAACCCTCTGATTGTGACATTTCCATCGACCTTCCGTGGTTCGGGCCTGAGAACCATTCCGGAGGGATTATTTGCCCACAACGCTGCCCTGACAGCGATGGAAAACACCTTTTACGGCTGCGCCGAACTGACATCTGTGCCGGCAGGTCTGTTCCTGAAGAATCCGCTGATAACGTCCTTTACAAATCTGTTCAGGGAGTGCAGCGCCCTTGAGACGGTTGGTGAGGGTATCTTTGATCACGGGGCTCCTGTAACCCTTGAATCGGTCTTTCAGGGTTGCGGCAGTCTTGCCTGCGATATTAATGACCTGATGCCTAAGGCAAGTTACGCCAGCCTGACAAGGGTGACAGGGATGTTTGATGGCTGCTGGCATGTGACGGGCAGCGGACTTGCGCTTATTGATGCCCTGCCATCGGTGGGGGCGGGGAGCACCTACCGGGCGCGAACATTCCGCAACTGTACAGGTCTTGATGATTACGCTGATATTCCGTCAGCATGGAAATAAACGCTGACTGCTCCTCGCCCGATCGGGCGAGGCTTTACGCGCAACACGGGTAAAATTTATGAGAACGATTAAGCAACTGAAAGCGCTGATTGGTTACGCACAGACAGATAATGTTTTTCTTGACTACCTGCAGCAGCTTTCCGGGTCCGGAGTTATCCGTATAAATGATGCTGATATTGATACTGACGCGGGAACTGTGAGCGATGATTTTTATGAACGTATGGCGGCAGTGTACGGAGTGGAACTGGACAATGAACTGAACGCAGTAAACCGGGAAGAGGATAAATAATGGATCAGCATTTTTTCAGAATTCCGTTTGCCGCAAATGGTGATAAGGAATCCATTCCGGAAGCTGTAAACAGTGAAGGATATGTCAGCTTTACGTCGGGCTATGGTGAGGATTATGCGAAGGATCCGGGGGCGGATGCTCATGCGAAACCCGTTGAGCGCGAAAGCATGAACTTTGTGCTTAATGCTATCACCAGTGCTGTTCGTCAGTATCAGACGCATGGTTATCCTGAATGGATCACCACAGCAGACAATAATGGCGCTGCATTTGGGTATGATGCAGGTGTCGTCGTTTTTTATAACGGCGCACTTTATCTTTCACTGGTGGCGGGCAATGCCACCACACCCGGTGCCGATATAGCAAAATGGCAACCTTACATTCAGCGTGAGGCGACAGAAGATGAAGCGCTGGAAGGTACTGGATCAACTCAGTCAATGACCCCGCGACGCGTTAAGTCACTTGCCAGTTCGCTCGATGAGCAGGTGATAAACGAACTTAAGCAACAGATTGCGCCTGTTACCGTGCCAATTGGCGGTTGCATGTTGTGGTTTACACCAACGCCGCCTGAAGGATGGCTGGAAGGTAACGGAGGTGCATTTGACACCGTTAAAAACCCTAAACTACATGCCATCTATCCTTCTGGTCGCGTGCCGGACATGCGGGGGTATGTCCCGAGAGGGTGGGCTAATGGCTCTACTGTTGACTCAGAACCTTCCAGGGCGATAGGCAGTATTCAGGATGACGCAATTGTAAATATTAAAGGCTCATTCGTTGCCGATGTTGCATCCATGTCAGGTGTTAACAAAACAACGGGAGTATTCTCTGATGATGGCGATACCGGTTATCCGGCAGATACCGGTTCAATAAAAAGCCCTGAGGTCAGAAAAATTTCTTTTGATGCTTCGCGGGAAGTCAATACAGCGACAGAAGTTCGGGTAAAAAATATCGCAACGATGTTTATCTTCAAAAGCGATCAGGCAGAAGAGCAGGAAACATCAGTTGTTCCCACGGCCATTGTTTTATCTCCGTCAACTGTCACTATTCAGGTGGCGAAGACGCAGCAATTTACTGCAACCGTGCTGCCGTCATCCCTTGCCGGAAATTACCCGGTATCGTGGGCGGTGTCTGATGCGGCGCTGGGCAGCATCAACAATACAGGGCTGTATACTGCAACGGGTGCTGCCGGCACACAGACCGTTATCGCATCGATTTCTACGGGATTAAGCAGCACTGCGACTGTTACTCAGGATATATGGCTCGCTAATATCAATATTGGTGCGATACCAACGGAACTGTTATCTGGTCAGACTTACGATATTGCCATTACTTACAGCCCGGCCACCTTTACTGAAAGCGTTATCGCGGCATCATCTGATACCAGTGTGGCGACATTGACGAGTGGCGGTACGCTTTCAGTTTTATCAGCGGGCACGACAACGCTTTCACTTACAGGTAGTCAGTCCGGCGTAACGGCTTCGGTGATAGTGAATACGCAGGAAGCGGTGGTTGACGAAATTTACCTGCAGATCGCCAACAACCTCTCGGAAATCGCGGATGCAGGTGAAGAAGCACAGGCAGAAGCACGAGGCTATCTTAAGCTTGGAGCCCTGGCAACAAAAGACAGTTTAACGGCTGGTGATGTTGGAGCCGCGCCTATGGCGACAGTATCCTTACCTCAAGATCTGGATCTTAACAAGCTGACAATGCCAGGTGATTATTTTCAGAATGTCAGCAGTTATGCGACTGAGGAAAACCATTATCCTGAAACGGTAGCCGGTGCTATTCGTGTTGTTGCCACTGGCGTTGATGAGGGCGGTTGTCGTCAGTTCTATTGGCCTTATAACTCAGGGGTAGAATTTCGTCGTTACGCCTACGGAGATCCGCTGGTTTTCAGTGAATGGATGCCGTACTGA